ATGAAGACACAGACAGAAAAATTGCCCTACAAAGCAGCTTCAATAAACAATCGCGGAGGAAAGTTAAACAGTCGTTGGTATATCTCTTTCTGGGTTTGGAATGCCCAGAAAAATGATACCGTAAGACGTTGGGACTATTCTATTGATGCCATTAAAGGTAAAGATGACCAGGAGACCATAAGCCTTAGGAATGCTTATGGCAAGGCCCGGGTTAAATCGATCAATCAATTGCTGGAAGATGGTTATCACATCAACAATAAGGTTGAAGAAAAACCGAATGATCTGACCGTCCGAAAGGGAATGGAAAAGGCTCTGCTAATTTCAGGATTAAAGGGCGGATCGTATAATTCGTACTCATCATGTATGAATATTTTCCTTGATTGGGCTGAAAAGAATGGATTTGATAACATTCAACTTGATCAGTTCAAGCAGAAATATGCCTACCAGTATATTGACTGGAGAATAAGTTCCGGAATGAAAGGCACTACAATAAACAATGATGTCAGCTACATCAGACGTTTATGGAGCATACTGAAGAAAAGAGAGTTCGTACAGAAAAATCCGTTTTCGGAACTTGAAAAGCAGAAAGAAGAGCGAAGCCTGAGAAATATGGCTTATACTGATCCTGAAATTGAGCTTCTGAAAGGTGAAATTTCGGTAAAGGATCCGGAGCTTTGGAGTTTCATCCAAATCATCTACAATACATTTGCCAGACCAAATGAAATAAGACAGCTAAAAGTATCTGATATCAGGCTCTCCGACCGCTTAATTTATATCGATGCGTCGATTTCTAAGAATAACAAATCTGAATTTGTAACCATTCCTGATTCTCTTCTCGATACAATTATTGAACTGATCAAGCATAAAAGTTCAGGAGACTGGCTTTTCCCTGGTAAAAAATCCTGCATTTCTAAGAATAGAATGAATGACCGGCACAGTAAGTTTTTGGAAAATCACAATTTTTCGGACGATCACACACTGTATGCCTGGAAACACACTGGAGTAGTTAAAGCATATAAAGCAGGGGTTGACCTGAAGCGTATCCAGCTCCAATGCCGCCACCATTCAATTCAACAAACTGATACCTACCTAAAAAGTATGGGTTTGTATGAAAACCTTGAGATAAAATTAAAGATGCCACCGCTTTAAAACAAAACCCCCCGGTCAGTTCGTGACCAGGGGGAAAAATGAATGAGTAATAACAAACATAACTAAATCAAACTATCTTATTCTGCTTTCTCAAAAGTCAAATAATAATCTTTTTGTGGTTCAAAAAAATCAGAGGCAGGGACATCTTTGTCGATTGATATTTCCAAATTGCCAGCTGGAGTTGCTTTTGTAAAATCAGCATTTTCGCCCTCAGTACCATAAACTGCATTCAGTGATGCTTTTTTGTTGTAACCATTATCGGTTACGGAATTACACCTAAATTTTGCTTTTACATTCATCTCGTAGATTTTTGGTTATTAATAATTGTGAAATTAAATTTTGTAAAAAATCAAGTCGGTAAAAAGGACAGTTATTCACTTTTACTTTTAATCCCAACTTTTGATTTTGCCCAAATCCATGCCTTAATCACATAAGGCTTTGTAAATGATACTATAACTTTTCTTTGCCATCCGATTAAGAAGCCAAATGCTACTCCAATCATAAAAATCTTTAAACCGTTCATGGTTATTTATTTAATGAATTAATTGCTTTTGACTTCTCGGCACTTCCAGCCGATGATCCGAAATAATAGCTATAAATCTGGGTGAGACTGGCGCTTAGTACCCCTAGGATATAAAGGATAATGTCTTTTTTATCATCTGGAATAATTTCTGATTTGAAAATCAGAATAAAAAAAAGACTAAAGGTCAAAACAGTAGTACCAAGTGCAAGATATGGAGAAACATTTTTGCTGAGTTTGGTTGCTGTTTCGCTTGCCTGAACCTGTATTTCCCTATTTCGGGCATTTCCGATATCGCCGATAATCATCGCCTGCTCCTCGTTCGACAGCTTTTTCATGTCGAGATTGTATTGCATTTCTGCCTTTACAATCTCATTGTCAAGCGTCTGCTTTTCTTCTTTTGTGGTAATCACATTGTCGAGCACCTTTCCGACAGCACCAACCAGTGTGCTTGCACCTTCTGAAAACAAATTATTTAAAAATCCCATGATTATTGATATTAAGCGTTTTCTCCTAATGCCCTGATAACCCAACCATAGAAGTACTTCCGGCTGGTAGGTCGTTTTTTTACGATGTTCACGTATCGTGCAATCTTAGCTACAGTGAAGGCTGCCAGGAAGTGCTCCGGATCAAATGAATTGATTGCTTTTAATGAATCGGAACCTATTACGCCGTCAGCCTTAACGCCTACAACCATTTGCGCAAGTGCCGAACTGGTACCAATGCCAGCATTTACTGCAAAATCAAAAATTGATTCTGCCTTCTCCTGGCTTTCAATTTCATCGCCTTTCATTTTATTCCAAAAGTTATTCAGGTAGAACATACCAACCTGTTCACGCAGGTCTGCATCACGATCTGCATTGGCCGGAAACCCAGATTGACGTTTCAGAATATCTATTGTAGTCCAACCTTCCCATTTGCTGTTCATTTTTCGGGATATTCCTTTGAAGGTTTCACCACCCGGATCATCAGGATCGTTTGTATATCCACCTTCTTTTTCGATAGTTTTTTGAAATGCTTCAATAAAATTTGACATGATTATTTGATTTTAGCGAGTTCCGATTTTGTGAAATTTAATTGCTTGGTTAGTCGTTCGGTGTAGATAGGATCGAACGTTTTAATAGCCTCTTCGAGTCGGGTGATTTCGTAGATGTATTTATTCACCATCCAGACCGTATAAAAATGTTTTACTGAAGTCGGAAAGAGTGGCTCGTTAACGACTTTGCATGTTCCTATATTTATTTCATTTACCTGAAAAATCATCGATTTTGTTCCAGGTTTATACCAGAATATAGGCTTATCCTTATTGACCTTAAAGCCTCCAACAGAATCGGTGTATTGACCATTAAATTTCAAAACGGTAATTTTTCCATCCTGGTCAATCATTTTGCTTACTATCCGCTTTCCAGCTTCCAGATACCTGGCATATTCTGCCTGATCTCCTTTTTTGACTTTTGTTGGTACTGCTGAAGTCAATAAAAAGAGTGCGATGATTAAAAAGAGTATGTTTTTCATGGCGCTGTTATTTCTTTATTATCCTTCAATTGCTTTAAAATGAGTTTGCGTTTTAGACAATAGCTCATAATTCCAAGAGCCATTCCGAGCAGAAGCGATAGAATTGTAAGGATCGGAACCATGTTTTCAAAAAATGAAATAATACCGACACTTCCCCCTGTGAGTGGTGCGCCGACTGCCACAGACGTATGGCTGAAAAATTGCTGGATTTTTTCGTTCATGCCGTTTTTATTTCAAAAATACCCTCAGTTACCAGCTTCGGAAAGGACAAAAAAAAGCGACCGAAGCCGCTTTTTTATTTTTGAGGAAATGGTTCAACAAGTCCCAAAGGCACGCTAAATCATATTCAGCAATGTCATCCTTGATGTTATCAATGCAACCAACAATCCGTAGCCAGTGGCCGTGAAATGAACTCCATCAATTAGCAATTGAGGTGGTACCAATCCAGCAGCAATGGCAGTATTATCGGCTCCGGTTGCAGTGAGTCCGGCATCGGAAAGCGCATTTGTGATCATGTATTTTCTTACATTTACAAACCTATTTCCAAACTCTTTTTCCATAGCAGCTTCAAGGCTTTCAAAATTCGCTTTCACAAATCCAGCGCGATAATGTAACCCAACCACAATACTGTTTTCGTTATTTGAAAAGCGAATTACTTTATTGATTTGGTCAATAAGAGTTGTAGATACATCACCCCATCCACCGTTCGTACCGATGTGAATTACATTCGCCTTTTTATTGCGAATTGAAGTATATGGATTTAAAAACGTCCCCGCAGCAATTGTTCGTATAGCTGACCCTGCAACTACTCTAGCTAAATAATAAATAGAACTTGTATAAGATAGCGTACATAGAATACCATCAACATAAACTTGTAAACTTGTCACTCCTTGCTGAAGTGGAGTAACATTAGATTCGTCATAACTTGACAATAAACCTGAATCTGCAAGTGTTCCAACCTGTACGGTTGCGGTAGTAGATGGTAAGGTAAAACTGTTCTTGAATTTCATTGCAATTGCTCCAATTCTACCAGAAATAGTTAAACTATTTTCTCCACTCACAGCTAGATTTTCTAAAGAATACTTTGGAGATACGGCTGCATTTAGCAATGAAAAATAACCGGCAACTAGAGAATCACCAATCGCATTAATTTTGTAATCTCCGTATATTTTAGCCCCGAAATCTGCAAGTGCTGAAAAAGCAGATCTATAAGTGTAAATATTTTGATAGAATCCACCTGCTAGCGCAGGATAAACAGGAATTGCAAGATAGGCAGCTCCGACAGGGACAATAAAAGTTTCATCAACAGTATATCCTTCATTAATTGTCTTTACATAACCGAGTTTTATTAGTGTAGTACAAGCTGCATCAGAGTAGAAAGCATAAGTAGCCATTGCCCCAGTACTTTTTACTGTAATGCGAAGTTTATCATTAGGAGTAACAGCATAAACATAAATACGATAAACTCCGGATGATGTTTTTACACCCGTTGGTGAAAGATAATAACCTTCAATTGTTGAGTAGTTCGCAATTCGTTGATCAAATATATCGGCCTCTGTTTTAAGCAAATAATTGGTCAAAGCTTGAAAAGGGATGCGCGTCCAAATCGTGCCATTATACCAGGCAAAATCACCATTTCGCCAGGTAATTCCACCAATAACCGTGTTGTCAACTCCTGCATAAGCATATAACTTATCCGTTGCAATTGAAGCGGTAGGCAATACAGTTGTAAACAATCCAGCTATAAGGCCAGAACGATTTAATAACTCTGTGAAATTGCTATTTATTTTAGTTCTAATTTGCAGGCCAGTTTCGCCATTATTTAGTGTTTCCATAATTTTAGTTTAAAATGTTAATCCTTCCAAATGTTGCTGTCATTCCAAGATAGCGTGTCATTCCAAATTCCACCAATCAACTCAGGTGGCGAAGGGGTCGAATTTGACCCTATGTGAACCATTTTTCCAACACCTATATTTCGTTGAATTCCTGGCATGTCTATAGCGGTTTTAACCAGTAAGTAATGCTGTCGGTTGCTGCGGTTTGAGTCACTGAAGTAACTTTATTCACGAATGCCTGATATTCGCCCTGGAACATGGCTATTCCGGTAATTGCTTCGTCAATATCGGCTGATACTATTGTACCAACTATTTTTTCAAGCGATACAATTTTGCTTCCTTCAACACGACAAGTGCAGCAATAGGCATAATATCCAGCTTTAATGGCTGTTTTAGCAACGCCTGTTATAATTTGAGGAATTAACCCAATTAAATCGTTCAGAGAATCCTCGGTCGCTGGATTTACGTACTCACTTTCTTTATTGTGAATTTTCATCGTTCCTATTTTTTAAATGTTTACTCAAACTTACATCTGAGCATATTCGATTGAAAGGACAAAAAATTAATAAAGAAATAGTTTCGTGAAGAATGCCGAAACATTTAGATAGCTCCACATTGCTTCGGGAGTATGGATGTCGCAATTGAATGTGGCAATTTTGGTGTAGCCTGAAATATCACGCACTCCGATGTATGCAAACTTGGTCCCATCGAAGCAAGCGCCTCCAGCATTTTTAATCCCTGAAGGGGTAATGTTTGCATTTGTTACACCCGGATCGACCATCCAGATGCATTCACCATCATCGGCACACATCCAAAGAAGTTTGTCGCCCAATGTGGGTTGAATTTGTCGCACGGCTTGACGCTTGTTTCCGGTTAATCCGCTGAAACGCGAATAGGCTGTTGGATTGCTTTTGAGCGCATACAGCGAATCGTCGTGCTCTTCGGCTGCCCAGATTCGATTGGCTGTCTGCGCAATCTGAATCATTGAGGCATTGTATCCTGAATAACCGTCAATATCGGCCAACTGGCTCCAAACTGTTGCCAGGTTATTCGTGCGGAATACTTCACCTTCGCTGGTGGCTGCATAGTAATAGCCATTAAAGAATAAGAAGCTGCGCACATAACCGGTCCCATGATCGAACGAGGCGGTGGCCGTTGCTTCGCTGCTTACATAGTCGTCGAAAGAAGCGTGATAAGGCTGTGCATAGGCATGGCTTACCTGGTTGGTACCTTTTCCAATCATCACCAATTTGGTAGTTCCATTATCGACCAGACTAACTCCGCAAATTTCTTCAGTCCCGGAATAAATTTGTATAGTTTTATAACGGATGTTATCCATGTCCGATAAATCTGCCACATGTAACTGACCGTTATTTCCACCAACAAACAGTAATTTATCGGATGCCGAATAATCAACACAGGTTTGTGCGGCAAAGGCAAGCGTTGAAATGTCGCCAAATACCGGGATTGATCGGTATAATCCCGAAGCTGTAACCAATATTGGCCAACCACTTTCGGATACTCCAATAAATTTCGGTGTAAATGTAGCTCCTACGTGTTGCCCACCTCCATCGACAATGCCCGTAGAGTTATCGAACACATTATCTTCGTTTTTAAATACAGTAAGTGTAACATCAACATATTCTGAATTGTCGCCCTGAGCCTGCATTTCTTTAATGAAGAACGAACCATCCTTATCGCCAAACGGCTTATAAATTTCGTTCATTACCTTATAAAAAATGTTTCCGGGGAAACGAAAATCGGCTTCAGCAATTAAAGCATTGGCATAAAATGCTGCTGTTCGTCTCCAGCGATTTGCAATCAGGCTTTTCCATTCGAGCGATAAACCGTTTGTGGCCGTGGCGCCTCCGGTATTGTTACCGTTGTAAAACATCAGTCGCGGACTGAAGTTCTCAGTGAATTGAGCAAATTGTTTGTTAAACCCCTTTTGGTAAGCAATTGGAAATCCATTCTCGTGCATTCTCAGTGTGGAAAACTTGGTTTCAATGTCTTCAGAACTATCGCCGTTACGGTTGTATTTATAATTCTGAATATCGAGAGACAATGGCGCCCACATCAACACTTCTTTTTGGGTTCCATCTATATCGTCAACCGATTCTTGACGGTATTCGTAATCCATCTTTTCAGATTTTACCAGGCGAATTTCACCAATAGCCGGATTTTCAATAATAGCTAAATCGGCATATTGATCAACCGAAGGCTGACGATCATCTTCACGCGACGATAAATCGACAAAGTTTTCAGAAAATTCTTGATCGTCTGAATCGTGATTAAATTTAAAGTTCAGGATAAGGTTTTGACGCTCTACCGGCAACCATTTTGAAACCCGGTAGTTCGATAAGTCAAAAACAGGCAAATCAAATAAATCTTCTCTATCGATATTATCCACATCATTTTCGCCTGAAAAGTGAAAAAATGAGTTCGTTTCATTTTGAACCGAAAGCAATAACTCATTCAATTTCATTTTAGGCAACAGCTTCTTAAGCCTTAACTTATCAGTTGTCCACAACTGCGAGGTAAATTGCGAAAATGTCATGGGCACATAATCCGGATTATTGTGGTATTTTAGGTAATAGGTGTACGATGTAATGAAGTCGTAACTTTCGGGAGTACATATCGAAACATTATTGTACAGGCAAAGTGTTTTAAGTTCCGAATCAGACTTGATGAAATTATTACGAATGAAGAATTTATTCTCCTTCAATAATTCTGTAATTATACGATGTAAAAATGGGAATGGACTAACCACAATAGCCTGTTGTATGTTCGAACTTGTCTTCACACCATCAACAGTGGTATAATTAACCATGAACCCAGTAGTATTGTCGAACTTACGGGTCAATATTTCGCGGGTAGTCTTCTCTCCATCAGAATTTGTAAAGTCTTCAGTTCCTCCTTTATCAACAAAAAAACCTGAATTATGCAGGCGAATGGTGCAGTATAAATCAACATCAGGATCGTAATTTAATTTATTTTGAAAAGTCAGTTCACCACCCAATTCGTGATCAGAAATGTATTTTTCTAATTGCGCATCGCTCAGCGTTCGCTGTTGACTTTGAATCGTTCCCTGATATGTTCCGTTTGATGGCTTACCGAGTGTCATCGTTCCATGAATCCAAAGCGACCCGTTTTTTCTTAGCGTAACAGCACTGTATTTGCGGTCGTTGCTTTTTGCCATTTTCGAGAATCGCCCAGGGAAGTTGAGAATATTATTATTTACATCATTTTCCGGAATGGTAATATCTAAGGCCAACGGACCAGGTATTTCGTCGAATTTCCAGCACGCATTGACATACACCATTGTTGGCGAAAAATCTTCGTCGAGAATGAGTTGTCGCGAGTTTATTGTGAGTGTGAACATTTTAACAGTTTCAAGTTCAAAGTTTCAAGTTTCAATTTCCGAATTCAGCAATGACGGACGTTCGAGGTTTTTAATCAAATGTAAATGTCAGTGCTTCGGCGGCAAATTTGGGTTGAATACCCGGAGCAACAGCTAAATCGGCGGTTAACTGTACCCATGCAATACGGTCAGCTTCTGTGGATCCAGTATTGTTTTTCCAGACTTCAACATAACGCACATTTTCGACTCCGACCGTGCATGCGCCAAAAAGCAAGTCGGCTATATTTTTTGCAACATTGGCCGCAACACTCCATACTCCTGATGTGCGAGCCACGGCAATGCCTTTTGCGACATAACCAGTATAGGCACATTCAGTGCCAATGGTGGCATCGTCAACAGCAAGCGCGTCGGTACATAAACGAAGGTATAAGTTGCCTGCTACAGCCGATGGTAATAAGCCCGCAGTATCACCGATTCCGGGAATTGCTGCGTTTTGAAACAAGTGTTTTAGAAAATCATTTTCGAAGATGTTTGATGCTTTTGACATGATATTTTTTTTAGTTTGTAAATACATTAAATCCTTTAGCTTGAAGTGCAGCTTTTGCTGCTAATCCATCATATCCACCAGATGAAGAATCTGGTGCAGCATTGATTTGATCTAAATAAATATATCTTGAACTTATACCACCAATTGTTATATTTTCAAGTTCGCATAAGAATTTATTAATTTTTGCAGCAGATAAATTGCAACTATACGCGGAGTAGTCGAGAGATTGAATATTTGGATATATTGGCAATGGTAGTTCGTTTAGATTAGTACATTTATTAAATCCTAAAAATTTAGGAGTTCCGCTTGGAATGTTTGGCAAAATAATTTCTGAAATATTCACTGCCTCAGTTATATATAAGGAACTATTATTTGTCCAATTTGTGAACTGCGATAGATTAATTGTACCACTGGCCTTAAGTCTATCAATATTTAGATAAGCTAAATTGCCTTCTGAAATATTATTTGCAAATATTATAGAAGTTACATTTGAATTAACTCCTAAAATCAAAACAATGGTAGTTCCAGCTTCTGACAATTTAGAAAACATTGATAAATCTAATTCTCCAGATATTCCAATATTACTCATATACAGATATTGCAGAATTCCAACCTGTTGTATATTAAAATTCACCAAAGATAAACCTAAATTGCTATTTAGGTTTATCCCATTTAAATATGTAAATGCTTTATTATCAAATATTAATTCACCTAAAATATTATCATTTGAAAAATCAATTTGATTAATTTCACAAGTTCCCTTACCATATAATTTTACATTTTTTACAGTTCCATCTAATGTTACACTTATACTTTTACCACTAAATTCTAATTCTCCAACACTCCATTTATATTCGCCTGAAGTTGAAGTTATAGAAGGATCAAAGGTTGTTGAATTTGGACTATTTGTTTGAAATTCGAGCAAAAGCTCCCACTCTGCATTTACATCTAGTATTGCGCTTGCATTTAATTCAAGCGTTCCGTTTGCTTGTGCCAGCAAGTATTTTGTAAGCTGTGCGATTCCATTCAATTCAAAAGTTCCTTCAGCCTCCATCAACATCGCTCGTTCGCTCAGCACGCATCTTTCGTAACAAAAGTGAATGCGTTTGGCATCGGCAGCCATTCCCGAAACAGTTGCATAAAGCATATTTGAGCCATCAATACCAACGGTTAAGGTCATTGTTGCGTTTGTCAATAAATCGTTTTGTATTACTGCCGGTGTAGCGTCGGAATAATCAAAGCTGAAAAGGCTAATTAAAGTTTCTATGGTATGTGTTGCTTTATTGTGAACAGCCACCACCGCTTTAAATTCGCCCATCTGCTGATTATAGGGCAGTATCGACCACGGAGACACAACCGTCTCAGAAGTATTTACAGTATTTTCGATTTGAGCAACATAGTGGTTATCGGCCTGTTTTGTGCCAATAACCTGGCTAATAGATTGATAAATATTGGTCGTGTTATTGACAATCTCATTGTAAATTATTTGGATAATTTTGCCCTGATCACTCCAAAGTGATCTAAGCATTTCTGAAAGCATTAGTTGGGTAACAGGCTTATCCTTGTCAACCCCACGAATCGATTTTTTTAGCCGGTCAATTGCTTTCATCGCTAATAATATGAGTTCTTATGACCTTCATTGAAGACCAGTTCCAGTTCATCGTTTATCAGTAAATCGCGCATAGTATCGGTGAGATTGAAGTCACCGTCTTCGAGATTCACCGGTACGGTTTGCCCTTTCCAAACGATCCACACGTTTTTCGAGTATAGCAAATCCTGCAAGGCTTCCATATCGTCAACGCTTAACCGGTTGCCCAGGAAGATCGTCCATTTGCGCGATCCGGCTTTGCCCGTAACTACTACGCCACGGTTTTGGGTTACGGCATCGCGTCCAAGTGTTTGAATTCCGGTTTTCGACTCGATGGGCAGCCCGGTTTTAATTGCGCCGGTCATCCAGAAATCGTCGATGCCCGATTTTGAGTTGCTGAAGAAAAAGAAAGTGCTGTTTTCGTAGTATTTCGAGTCGAAAATGAACGTACGTTTTTCCCCGACCTGAACCCCTCCGGATGATTGATAAACCGACATCTGTTTAGCGTCTGCAGGAATGCCCCATTTGGCCGGATCCAGAATAAATTCGTATTCGCCATCAGGATCGAGCGTGATGTCTTCAGACAATACGGTTACTGCTCCGGTCGAATCGGTATATTCAACAATGAGCTGGCGCAATACCTGTTCGGTTTCCGGAATAATATACCACAAGCGAAGCGGCTGGTCGTAAGCTATTTTTTGGTTGTCTGGCCGATTGGTCAGAAACTTATTGCCCTGGATAAAATCCTGATAAAAATTCGTGCCGGCTTCGTTATACAACGATTTTTGATGCTGGCTGATACCACCCTTCAAGATTCTGATGGGAACTGCATTTTCCACGGCCTGCCAAAATATCATTTTAGTACCGTATGTGTTGGTTTCAGGATTATCTGGGGTATAATGGGTAATGTCGTTATCGATATACGAGCAACCGGCTAGTAAGGAAAGATCGAAAGCCCGGAGTGGATGTTTTACGGCAACGGCATCGCCGTACGGAAACGTAAAACTATACTTAACGGCAGCATCGAAATACTCCTGAAAATCGAAAATTGCTTTTCCGGATCCTTCGACAGGTGTGTCGAGCGGAAGCCATTCTTTTGATTCTGGCCACGGACCACCAGGAACCGCGCCATCGATGCTGATAACTTTTAAAAGCGCCCGAGGCGATTCGCCTTTGATATCATCGTTGGTCACTTCAATTTCAACACTATTGCCAGATAGTTGAACGATGCCGCCATATATGGAATGATTAATCATAGACTGAATTATTGAATTACTGAACTAAGATAGGGCGTGGGGTGCGGTGGAGAAAGGACAGATATTAATTATAAATGATGAATTATAAGTTATGAGTGGTTACCAGCCTCATAACTCATAATTCATAACTCATAACTATTTTCCGAAGCCTCCCATTCCGGTTTGATTGAGAAGATCTTCCACTTCTTTCATTTTCTTGATGAGAGCAACCAATGGTAACTGGACACCGTTTTTCATGAGCAATGTAACTGCTTTTGTATTTAGGTTAATGGCATCGGTGAGCTCGGGATCACGGGATGCAGAAGGTATGATGATTGGGGATGTGGATCCGGATCCGGATCCGAAAGATCCAACAGGGCCACCGCCAGAATAACCGCGACCGGTTACAACAGATGCCATCACCGGCCGAAGATCGAGCCGGGCAAGTGAGCCATTGCGACGGGCAATTTCAATGAGATCAATAAATGGACTTAATCCAGGATTATCGGTTCCATCTTCCGGAATGACATATTCTTTGCGGTGAACAACTCCGGCAGGTTCGAATTTTCCTCCTGGACCGGTATAACCTCCATCGGAATAACCCTTAGAACCTGTAAACTCAGCGATTGACTGTGCAACAATGGCCGCAATATTAATTGCTGCAGTTGCAGTGTTTATTCCTACCCAGGGCTGACCAAATGTAAGTGGTGATGCTGCAACAGCTTTGGCGTTGGCAATACCGGTATTAAAAATAATCTGACCAACGGCTGCGGCTTGCTGAAAGAGGAAAAGCGCTTTGCCAAGGGCGGATTCTTTTCCGGCTAAATTGACCAGTGCACCAAATAAATTATTAGCAGCGCCAAATACAGCATCACCAATTTGCTGGCGCCGATCGAGTTCGTCTGTCTTAATCTGAACCAGCGTATCAGATAATTTTCGCTCAGCCTGTGCAATTTTCGTGGCATTACCCTTTGCATCCTTAACCTCTTGTGAATATTGTGCCCGGGCGATTTCTTCCTCTGCAGCCCAACGTTCCTGATCGGTTTGTGCTTTTGCCTGATGGAAAAGAGCCGCATCCATCTGCTTTTGTAAAAGACCGGCAGTGTCCAGGTCATTGATCCTTTTTGTATGAGCCTTGGTCTTTTCAGTGATCAGGTTCTGAATTGTTTCATTATAGCGAACTTCCTGATCAGAAAGTTTCTGCTTTTCGATCAGTTGTTTTTTCAGGCCTTCCAATTCTTCTTTCCAACGTTGTTCCTCCAGAGCTTTTTCCTTTGCAAAACCATCCTGCATATTTTCAATGCCGGCATTTGCCAGTTCTTTCTGAGCCCTCAGAAGTAAGTCTTTTACTTCCTTTTCGGCCTGAACTTGCTTTTCAGCATATTGTTGCTGCGCTTCGGTGTATTCCTTGCTGCCCTTACGATATACGGCCATTTTATTGGTCAGGAACTTCAATTCCTGTGCAAGCAATTCACCTTTAAACTGATCTTCATTGATCTTTTCTTCGAGGAATTTTTTATTGATCGCTGCAACTTCAGCATTATTCGCAGCTTCAATCTGTTCAATCCTGGCTTTGATTTGTTTGTCGGATAAAGGTGCGATTGGAGTATCCGGCACCGTTGGAGTTTCTGGTCCGGTGGAAACATCAGCAGGATTCTTTTGCCGTAATTGCCCTAGTGCATCATTTAAATCCTGTTCAGACTTTTTCAATTCATCAACCTTAGTCCTATTGCGTTCGAGCGCTGCAGTAACAATAGGAATAGCGTTCAATGCATCAAACTCTTTTTGAGAAAGTATGGACCTGAATTGATTCGGATCGGTTACCCCTTTAATCTTTTCCCTGGCTTTAGCTGCAGTAATTTCGTAGGCAGCTATTTTCTTGAGTAAATCAAGCTCCTCCAGTTTCAGTTCCGTACGCTCCTTGTAATTTTTCTGAAGCATATCTTCTTTGATCATGAGCAGGATCCTGTCTTCATACTGTTTGTTCACTTCCTCCAACCTGGTTTTTAGCTGATCATTGGTCAGTGATTCAGTATTGAGGTTTTTCAGGAAGTCAGGATATTTATCCTGGATCTCTTTAATCAGGTCATTCCGGTTCTCCTGTTTGGTATTGACATTGGTGATTGCTCCAACCAGAACATTCAATTCCTGTTGTTCTTTTTGCAATTTAGCTTCAACCGGCTGTTGCATCCATTCGGACATTTTACCCACAATCTTTTCCAGGAATGAAATGAATCCTGAATTAATAAATTTTGCCTGAATAATGGCTGTAACCTTTGCCCAACTTCCGGCTAGATTTTCATTTTTAATTGCATACTCTGTTTGCAATGACGTGCCTTTCTCCATTGCATCGTTAGCAAGGATTTGCTGTTCACGAACCATTTTTGTATTGGAAGATAACGCGGCTAATGCCTGAGTTGCCCGTGCGCCATCAATGCCCAAATCGTCCAGCTTGGTAGCCATTTCAGAAAGGCCTTCGTTGTTACCGTTTAATCCCTCCAAAAACTTGATGAAGGCTTCGTTTGTATCAGTATTTAAAAGCTTAGTGAAAGCTCCGATTTCCATTTTAGCAATTTTCGCATAGTTAGCCGGATTGGTAAACATGTCAACAATAACTTTACTTTGTGCAGTAGCGGCCATTTCAACATTTTGCCCTAGTTGGTCAAAAGTAGATGCGTAACCCATAATGTTTGCGGCGGAAATTTTAGCCTGATCTGCAATTCCTCCGGTTCGTTTCATGTACTCAACGAGGTAACCGGCCGAAGCATTTGAATTATTAGCCACCTGGTTTAATCCGGATCCAACTTTTTCCAAACTTGTTTTGAAATCGGTGTTATACTGTATTCCAACCTTATAGATTTGAGTAAGCTTACCTACATCCCGAATAGCTTCATCGGCATTACCTCCCAAATCATCACCAAGCGATATCTTGATTTTGTTTGCCACTTCTACAAAATCCATGATGTCACGCTTTCCGGTTTTTCCCAAACGTCCGGCTTCTTCAGCTAAAGCAAGCAGCTCCATGCGTGGAGTTCGTGTATTCAGATATCTGAAATCGACATACATTTCCCTGACTTCGCGCCGGGTTAAGTTGGTAGTCTTCATCACATCGGCCAAAGCATCATCGAGGCCGAGCATACCTTTCACAAACTGGCTCATAGAAAAGAGAACTCCAGTGATGATAGCAACTCCAGCCATCATGACATTGAAGTATTTATTTGCCCCGTTTGCCATTTTGCCCCATAAGGAAGTATGAACGGCCTGCTGATCGCTTAACTCCTTTACCCTTGTTTTGAGAGTAACCACATCCCGGAGTTTATCTTTATATCCCGGATCGGTTTCACCCATTCTTCTTAATTCGCGTTGAGACTGCTTTAAAGCTTTAGTGAGATCATTGAAAGATGATCCGTTCAGGTTCTGAAGTACTTTTTGAGTGTCAAATGATTCCTTCCGGACGGACCTTTGCGCTGATTCAATGCCACGCAGTTCCTTCTCAAGCTTATTCATCTTGATCTGATCACCTGCCTTTTGTGCCTCTTCAAAATCTTTCCTGACTTGTTTCCCACGCCTGGAGAGTGAATCTAATACGGCCTCTGCCTGATGCCCTTCCAGATAAATCGTTGCTTTTGCTACTTCTTTAGCCATTATTCGTTCCTCCCTGAATTTTCATCAACAGTGTCGATGATTGTCATTTGAGCTTTCAGCCCATATTTTTCGGCCCATATTTCCTTGAGCTTTTCAATTTCTGCAAAGAATGTTCTACTATACCAAGGTTTTGGCCGTCGATTGCTGCCTTCAACATCATCGTACTTAACCCCGTTACCTACACCCATATCGACGAATTTTCCGTAATACAAAAAAGCAAACTGGATCAATTCCGGATTGCCGTTCGCATTGACGATAACATGATGTTCGAAACTCCTGGCCAAGTCACCCGAACGGAAAATTTTGAGCCGCGCAATTTTGTTTTCCCATCGTTCGATGGTAATCCGCGCCCATTCTTCAGCCGTTAGCTTGAGATCCAGATTTTCGCTCATTACAGAGTTATATTTTCGTCCTTAATGATGTAGCTGAAGGAATACCCGTGAAAGTTGTTGACCAGCGGACCAATGCGCATGTAATCAATCCGGCCGCTGTCGAACCCATAAGACGGATCTCCAAAATTTTCGGAGTCGGCCAGCATTTTTTTGAATACCTTTTTGCCCAGGGCCATGCACAGCGCCTGTACTTCGATTCTGGAATTGCTGTTCTCTATTTTAGCTTTCGACACCAGGTAAAAAGAATGGTAGCCGTTATCTAAATTCCGGCCGGAAAATGAAAGAAAACCGTCGCCTTTGTCTTCAGCCAAAATCAGCGGGTACTGAAGCCCGCGAAGATCCTTAAGCATTTCTTCCAGATTACTAAGTCCGGAGATTCGTTTCACTGCTTTAATTTCAGGAATAACCGTTGTTTCTTCGCCTTCAGGAACTACAGTAACCAGGTTATTGAGGTAAGTGTATTGATCGAACATGATAGAAAGATTTACGATTTTATTATTTACGATTTACTATTTTACCTATCCTCTTGCAGGTTTCTTTTGCAATGCGAGGTATATCGGCCTTCAGTTCCTCAAGTTTTTTAGACATTTCCGGATCCTTCGGTATATTCTTGTCATAAAATGACTTAGCGCAAACGTGATCACAGAAAAATAAGCAGCCATATTTATTTGTAAACAGGAATGGCATCTTGAAAACAAAACCTTTATCCTGAGCTTCAGATCCAGCAGCGCCATCGGATTGTTTGTCAGTTTCAAAAAGAAACTTACCGCATTCATTGCAATCAATTTTCCGTGACATGGTTATTTTGATTTGAGTTTGATGGCCTGTTCTGATTTCAGGTTAAGTTCATGAAGAGCTTCATGAACATGAGTTTTGAAGAGTTCTTTGTTCCGCGTAACATCACCATTATTGAGCGATGAAAGCAGATTTAGAATGGCATCAACGTGCGAGATTTCCCCGGATTCGGAATTCTGCCAGACGAAAGGATATTTATCCTTCAGAAATATTTTTAGCCCGATATACCAGAGAAAAACCACATACTTTTTGTAGAATGGAACGAGCCAGAACCAACGGGCTTTTTTATCCAGGATAGCACTGTTCCATGTTTCCTTTTTGGTCCGGTAAACAATCGCTAACATTCGGTTCAGAAACTTGACCCGCTTGGTTTTAACGTAGGATGTAAAAGCTGAATCGAGGAATAAGTATTCATCCAGCGACACTTCGTACAAACGAACATCAACCGGTATAAACTGCCCAAATTCAGGGAGTACTGAAATCAGTTTGATGTCTGATACAATCCACTTGAGGGATTCTACAAAATCGGAATACAGGTCACCATCAACCAGAAACTTGCCTTTCCCTTTTGCACTGAACCAATACCATGACTTCCCAAATTCAGTTAATTCTTTCTTCCGGAGCAACTTCCAGCCGCTAATTGATAGGAAAAAACGAACAGCGAAATCTTTGGGGCCAACATTCCGGATATAAAGCTTTGACACGGCATAAATCTGATCAAGTGTCAACTCATGCCAGGCTGCAGGTAATTTTTTGAGGTCAATTCGTTTCATGTGTAATATTTATTAAAGTCACCAGTATAAGCAAGCATAGGAACACTCCTATACTTGCTTAAAAAAATTACTTTTTGGTTCTATTTGCTACTGTTCCTCCAGTGTCTGTCATTACATAGTATTCCGACCCTTCGTACAATGGCATGATAGAATGATCAAAAAACGTAATAACTGCATAAACATCCTTAAGGTCACCCTCAGACCATATTTTTGTTACTTCCTGAAATCTGTGAGGATGTTTTTCTAACGAAAAGAATGAGTAAAAACCACCAAGCATTGTGTCTGTTTCAACTAAATCGGCATCAATTCTTCTCAGAATAAAATTTGCCCAATCTTTTGTTTTTTTTAAATTAACCCTTGTCATTTCTGTATGTATTTATGTATTTGCCTACTCTCTTAAAGGTTTTCGGCATCCCCTTTTTTTCATGTTATATGTTTTATAATCCGGCTCTAAAAATTGAGTTTTCAGTTTTGTTTTTGGCAACGGTATTGGCCAAAATTGTGGCATATAAGTCACTATCCCGGAAGGCTGGATAATCGTCCGGTTTTTTCATGATCACGTTGCGAACCCGCACCAGGTACGATTCGGCCAGATCGTTATTACCAATGGTGAAATTGGCAAACGCAAAACGAAGGTTTTCGAGGATTGCCTTGTTTTTGTCGGTCAAGTCACCGTCGCGTAATTGTTCCAGTATCTGATCTGACAGCTCCGGACTGATCCGGGAACCAATCTTCAGGCGCATAGCATTCATCATTTCGGGGTGTAGCTTGATCCACTCCAGACGGCTGCCGTCGAATTGGGCATACTTCCGGAACTCGCGAACGGTCAGAATAAAAGTGTCGGACAGCAACGTGTAAGCCGGAGAGCCTTTCCATTCGTCGTGATAATCGGGATGCTCTTCCAGAAATTCCAACAGGTTTTCAATCGATTCGCCAATCCATTTAAGGGTTGCCAGGCGAAGGGCAGCAACACGTTCTTTGGATGCCGGTGCATGTGTTTGGCTGTTTGTAACCGCAAAACCGGAGGAAGTGCCGATGAGATCGACAAAAGGAATTGCCTCGTAATAGGCTTTGTATGCAACTATAGCTTCAGCCAGCGCCAATAAATCGGCATCCTGTGCAAATGCGGCCCTTTGTTCGTCCGTGGGTTCTGCAGGCAATTCTGCAACCAAAATAGTTTCCAGAAGATCGTACAAATCAGGTCCAGTAATTTCGCGCTTCAGCCAACGCCTGGCATCAACCAGGTAAGCATCAAATTTGCTTAAATCGTCATCCGCAATGGTCGGGATGACCTTGGTCATTTTTCCAATAGTATCTACCAGCATAGCTTAAGTTTTTTTGGTTTCCTGTTTGCCTGATTTGTTTTGATCGAGGGTAGTAAATTCAATGTCGGGAATGACAAATACAATATCATCTTCCCATTTATTGAATCGTTTTACCAACTGGAGTGGGCGTAAAAGACGGTCCCGGATAGGTTTCATTAAAGACTGACGGATCATGAAACGTTCCCGTTTATCAGTTCCGGACATGCTCCCGGAGTTTTTCCCTGGCATTTCCTGATCAACACCCATGGCATAAGATATCATCGATGAAGCTTCAGAAGAATCTTCGTTCAATTCGCCACCCGACATCTTTGTTTTTACTTCCTCAATTTCGATGTGTTTTTCCTGAACTGCGCCAGCTGCAGAAGCAATCATTTCTTTGATGGCGACAATTCCTTTTCCGGCATTTTCGGCATTGGTAAGGAACGCCTGAAAGTCTGCATGTTCTTTTGAAATACGTGCCTGAGTTGCTTCCTGATCGTTGATGTCAATACCTTCATTCTTAAATATATTTGAAAAGTATTTTGGCGATAGGTAAATAATGAACTTCACTCCCAGGCCGTTTTTAAGCAGAGCTTTCTTGAATGCAGGAATCATTAAAGCGTAATCGAACCAACCTGAAAAGAAAATGCTGTGCCAGGTGGCCCACTGGTAATAGCTTCGCCCTGGAGTAGGAAAATTGATTGGGACAATGAAGCGACGTTTTTTCTTAGCAATGTATTCGGTTAATGAATCAATCATGTAGAACCGGTCAATCACATCTGTAAATACCACATCTGCTTCCTGTGGATTATCTCCCCATTTTGCGGAATAGAAATGCCTGGTGATCCGACCTTCTTTTGCATTAATGGCACCCCATCTGGAGAATGTTGCTTCTTTGCTCCGGAGGGAGGTAATTTTTTGGCCATCGTTTGATACAATGATTTCAGGAAATGGATTGTAGAAGGTTTTCAAGTCGTTAAGCTGTTCGAGGAAATAACCGTCCAGGTCATTGTCTTCGCACCAGTCGTATACTTCGCCCGAGAATATTTCCTGAAAATCAACAATTTTATTCCCTTCGAGAATCCGGCGCATTGGTTTAATCCCTTGACCATAACCGGCCAACACATTGAACTCGATGTTCGAAGACACCACTTCGCTTTTCTGAGAATTAAGAACGACCTGTTGTGGCCACATGTTATCATCGCCCCAGGGAACTATCTTTTTGTATTTGCCCACATCGATGGTAGTATCCGGTTCAGAGTACAAATCGCTGCTGGGAGTCATGGCAATAATAGCCTTCGCCTCCGGAAGGTAGGCTATGCCGCCAACACTGATAATGTTATTCATAAATAAACCTCCTGATCGTTAATGTGGGTAATGGTGCAACGGCGCACGGTCCGGATTTGCTCTGAGTTGCAGAACTTGATATTCAGCGTCCGGCCTTTGGAGTGAAAAGAAGTGATTACAACCTCTTTGCCGGTCACTTTAGCGCCTGATTCTTCGACAAACACGATTGAGATCTTACCTTTGATCTTGTGAACTTTAGAAAGATGTATCATTGCCTTTTTTGAAGCAAGATAGACCCAGAATGGAGGTTGAAAAAGGACAACAAAAAACCCGGATAGGGTTATATCCGGGTTTTTATGAAGTATAAATGAAATATGAATCTTACCGTTCCATTAACTTAATTGGGATTGTCGCCGGTGTAAAATAAACTGCGTAAAATGGGTTATCTACAGGCTCCCCATATTTTATTGTAACTGTTCCAATCAGAAATCCCATATAAAAAAGATTGTAATCCGGAGAAATATCTCCACTCACTGATTTAGATAGCTTTTTGAAGTCCTCTGGTTTAGGATCCCGAGTAAGTATTTCTCTGAGAACTGATGTTAATACCACACTCTCAGCATTCTGTATCTCATTCCAGTATTTTTCGAAAGTCGGTAGATTCATTCGTTCAAAATGATTCGTAATCGACACATATTCTGATATTTTTAGTTCTCTTATCATACTTCAAATTTATAAATCTTTCTTCAAAAGGCTCATTTCAATGAATTTTTCTTCATCGATACGGCCATGATCAAGCCAGGCATGAACTACATAGTCGTTAAAATGGAACTGACGGCCATCATCCAGGGTAAATTCTGTAACTTTTGCTTTCGTTTCATTTTCAAGATCAAAAGTGAAGATGTTTCTCACCAGGCTTTCGAAGTCAATGCCTGCAATTTCAACTTGGCCGGGTTGGCCATCCACTTCAAACGATACGTTTGCAGTGATCAATTTGTTTTCATTCATGGTGTCGCGTTTTAATTGTAAATAAAGAGAACCGAGGGGGTTGCGACACCATTACAAAACAGTCCGAGAACTGAAGAGTAAAACCCTCGATTCATATTTTTAATTACCGATTTTTAGCTGAATATCGGAACAGTTTGATTGTAATGATGTCGCACTTCAAAGATATGGAGATTTATTTGAGAAATGCAACACTCATTTACAGATTAAATTACCAATTATCTGATGAACTCATCTTACCTTTTAAAGATGCAATCGTTTTATTTATCTCAACTTCAGAGAGCCTAAATATGATGGCATTGTAATCAGCTGTTTTCTTTATCATCTTATCTGAAGGATTCTTCATGCCTCCCAATTCTATCAGTGTTTTGCGAGCGCCATCTTCTGTTGAAGCAGCTTTAAACTCTTCAAGTGAATGAGGTGATCCATTGCTATCGATAAACAAAGATCCTATATCGTACTTATAAAGAGAATCCTTCACAAATACTTTGATTGTGAAGGATACTGGAATCTTAATTGGAATTGAGCCTATCATCGAATTATACGGTAACACCAAATTAAAAGAACCCTTACCAATAAGCTTACCTGCAACAGGATCATCCATCTGAAGAACATTGTTTGCAGACTTAAATGATTCCGCAAACCATTCACGAGCGGTACTATATAATTGATCGCTGCTTTTACCAGTCGCATTAATAACCTCAGTGTACTGCTGTGCATTAGAAATGAAGGGGAGAAATAGCACTATAAACATTAGCTTTTTCATAGGTAGCGCATTAGGGTTAACAATAATGCTGCAAGGTACAACAAAACCTTTGTAATTACCAAAAAATCCTCACGCAAAACCACACACACGGCGCACCCTATTTATCAAAAAATTATGGCATATTTCATGATTTTTCGACCCTGTGATCACCATTTCTGGGCAGGGCGGCGCGGGGTGTACTCCCTGAAAAAAGGGAGACAATCCCTTTTTCATAATCCTTTTTCGTTGGTTTACAGTTGCTTAACTTATTATTTATGGGAAAGTTTTGATAGTGGTTTTTAGTGGTAATTGACCTGATTTTATAATTTAGATTCAATCTTAATAGTGAGGTATTTTAAAGCCCAACATTTAATTATCTGCTGTCTGTTTGAAATTTATGAGGTAAAATATTTTTTCAACTGATTGCTTAAAGATTTGTGCTTTCCAATCGCTTTAAAAATTACAACATGCTATATTACAACACTTTGACTGATTTATTTATTTGCACATGTCATTAAAAAGCAGTAAATTAGTATTAGAAAATGAGAGGGAAACCAATCTAATTCTATCCAAATCCAATTTGTTTAACATTTAAAAATTAATGTCATGAGTAAAAAAAATGGAACTGCAACCATGGAGTTGCAGAAGGGAGAAAACACCCCAAAATCAGAGGTAAACAATTTACCAGTTGTAATCCAAGAACCGGAGCAAACACCCGAAGAACTAAAAGCAGAAAACGAACAACTAAAAAAACAACTTTCCGCAATTCCCCAAGACCTTAAAACAAGGGTCGAGTATTTCAACAAAAAAAATGAATTGATCCGCAGACTGTCAAAGCTTGACATGGACAAAGAAAGTTTAACCATTCACCTGGATAAGCTTGCCGAAATCGCAGCATCTAACGAGTTCGATAATGAGGAGTATTTTTTGAACATTGACGGAGGCAGCAAATACAACAAAACAGCGGTTTATACCGTGAAAAATCCTGTCATTATTGGCGAATTGATCAGTTTTATTATTGGTCGGGTAGATGCAAAAAGGGAAGTATTAAAAAAGGAAATCGAAGCCTAAGTAAAAGCGAAAAGGGGGTATCCCTCCCCCTTTTCAATCCAAATTATTTGTTTAACATCAATAAATTGACATCATGAGCAAAGATACAGAATCAACACGGAAAGAGCAATATTTGCTGAAAAGAAAAGAGTTAATTGAGCTTTCTCGATTTGTCCGGATGGGCGTTAAATCGGGAGCTTACGACAGTGTTAACGAAGGATTGAAAGAAATCTATCAGGAGACAAACACAGAGATCGAAGAGTTCAAAACCTTCTGGCAATGGAAAGAGGAAGGCGCCACCGTTCGCAAGGGTGAAAAAGCTTTTTTGATCTGGGGGCAACCTCGCAAAGGTGAGCAAGTACCCGAAGGAGCCAACGAGCCGGAAGAATACAAGTATTGGCCGCTTTGCTACTTGTTTGCAAATACGCAGGTTTACAAACCAGAACCGGTAGCACAGCCGGAGCAGCAACCCGAAACAGTTAACGAACTGGCCACAGTTTCAGGAGATGAATATTAGAATTTAAAATATTGAATGCGCACGGCTTAGTTTTTTTCACGATGTTTTTTGAGAAATAGCCATCCGGCCACAGGCGGAGAATCTGAAAAAACAAAGGGTTTGGAGGTTGTACTATAACAACTCCGCAGGGGAGGCCGTGTGCCAGTCCCCGGCGCGACAGATTAGGAGTTCCGTGCCGTCCAGGCTTCGCCCGATTTCCTTCGTCAATGTTTCCTTCCTTTGTCAGTTAACCGGCACTCTACCGTATTTTATTGGTCTATTTTTGACAATTCACTTTCCACCCTTATTCCCTGGCAAAATTGAACCTTACAAAAAGGTAAAACTCATTTTCCGAGCATCCCAGTACCAACCCCGCTCCGGAAGATAACCTGAGGATAAAGAAACATTCCAATAGCAAGCGTATCAAAGGCATCAGTTCCGTCAGTACGATGCTCAAGCAAATCCTCTTCAGTTTCGGCCTTTTTTTCGCCTGATTTATCCTTCTGGAATCCATAAGGCCCAACCTTCACTCCGGTTTGTTGTAGCCCCAAAATAAGGGGTTCGTTGTTGAGCTCATTAATCTGCGGAAGTAAATATTTCTGGCCTTTAAATGCCTGGTCGAGCATGAGGTACTTTTCCTGATGCTTTAGCGGGTTCCCGATGTGTACACGGTGAACAGTCCATCTGTTTTTATCGAACTGGGAGCAGATGACAGATGCAAAATCTTCCTCACTCACGGCATAGTTCGATCCCAGAGCCGTATTGTCAAAGTAGTAAACCACATCTTTTGTACGGTGATGACGGTAGTAGGCACAGAAATCATCAACAACCTCACGAAGTTTCCGCTCATACTTCACGTAAAACGACTTCAAAAACATTGCTTTCCGGCCATCAGGCTGACCAACAACCAACCAATTGATGTTTGCATTGTAATCGAATGCCACATACAACGGTTTATCCAGGTCAACATCACCATCTTGTTTGCAGCTCTGTTGTGCTGCTTTTTCGAGATCATAATCAAGGTCTAACAGGTAGGAGTTGTTGAAGGACGTATATAAATGTTCGTCCTTCAATCCAGGATAAAAGCCATCCTTCAGCTTTCCGGGACGAATGCAAAGAATGGAGGTTTGAAACACGAGTGGTGGAAGATCCCGCTTCATTTGGGCAATGTATTTCTTTCCCAGGAGTTCAATATTTTCAATGGATGACCATTCTTTGTAATAAACGGCCACGCTCCGGAACTGAGCCAGGCGCATCCGGTATTCGTGAAGCATTTTGGCAGTGTAAGTGTTCTGAGGCAAATTCTTCAGGCGCCATATTTCGCAAACAAACCATTGAATCATGTTGATCAGCTCCGGATCCATCAACTCAGCGTACTTCAGAAACCATGATCCCTTTTTAGTTGTGGGCATATCCGACATCCAGAGCATGGAATTTAACCAGGGACAGTCAACCCACGGACCTTTAAAACCTCCATTTGCCGGTATGGTTTCATCCTTCAGTTTATCGAAATTCAGGAACTTTGCTTCGTCGCCAAAAAGGTACTGAAGCGTGAGCGAATTGGAGGATCCGGGAACATCCTGACTGATGAGATACTGAACTGATCCGTTATACCAGGATATCACATGGTCGTAACTGGCCGGTTCGTCGATCGGAGTTTTAAACCCGGCAGACTTCGGGGGCCGGTGATTGACAAAGTAATGAACATCGCGCTTAAACCCCATATCTCTCCAGCTCGAGAAAACGCCCGGGAGAGTCCGGGTTAAAGCTTGCTGAAAAGTGGAACACACAATTCCACCACCCGAACGAGGCATGTTTTGTGAGTTCCTGAGAAGCCATGGAGCAGCCAAACGCGATTTTCCAAACCGGCGACCGGCAGCAATTGAACTGGTATGAGCTGCAGTATATCTGAACTCCAGCTGAGCATCCGAAAAATAGACTTTCTTTTTTGGAGTTTCGTCACTCATCTTTGTCTACCTCCTCATAATCCGTATAGTCCAGATCAATTTCGCCTTTGTACTTTTCGTACATTTTCGCAATTTCTTCCTGTTTGTTTTTCAGCGGTTTTACTTTTCCTGAAAGCACGGTAGGATCTGAAGTAGGTTCAATATCCTGAGGAAGGATTTCATCCCAGGGGATCTCCAGAGCATCTTCTTTGTCGAGCCGGTTATATTTACCAAGCATACCTGCAGCGGCAACCATTTCTTTCAGTTTTTTTCCTCCTGAAGCTTTAGCCAACTCAATGGCTTCCTTCAGGGTTTCATTGACCAGGTAACGAACCCATTCTTTTCCTGAATTTCTGACGTTTCCAAGTAGGATCCTGATGTTTCCAATATCGCGGTAAGCCTGGCTTTCTGAAACGCCAAATTCGTTCATTAAATAATCGCGGAGCTTAATATCGGGCATGGAAGGATTTTCGAGCGATTGATGAAATGCAGCCCGGTACCGCTTGAGCTGGTCACGTTCTACCGGCAAAAGGGTTTCATTCTCCGAAATATCGGAGAACAGAACATCACGAAATTTATCGAGGTTGCATTTGCGGCTCATGCTGCTAAAGTGCAGCAATGAGTTTATCTAAAGAAGGACAGGTTTAATTCTTAAAGGCGGTAATCTTGATATGAGATAGAGTCCAGCTCATAAAGTATTTGCTTCTTCTGGTTCTGTAATAATTATCAAAATAAGGCATGTTAAATGATAATGATTGCATCAATGAATCATTAGGCTCAGGGAGCTTCATTCGGGATCCATTTTCAAACTCTATGAAAAAATTATCTTCCATGCTTCAAACTTACTCATTCTGTTTCTGGCTGGCAATATATTCCTGGACAAAAGCTTCAGCCTGCGGACTGCCTTTTTTAGCGAACATCACCGTTTGCCTGCGCATCTCAAGCATCGATTGTAATTTTCCTTTCTGGTATGCTTTGGCATTGGCCGACTTACCGGCCGAAATTTCACGCCTGAACTGGATGGGATCCAGATCAAGCAGCAACGAAATTTCATCAATGGTCAGGAACAGACCGGCGTATTCTTCGATCAGTTCCAGGATAGTTTTATTGTCTTCCATTGAATGGTACGCTTTCGAGTTTCATTTGCTCAATTTCATTCAGATAAATATCAATCAGCTCCTGATCACCGGTGATAAATCCACACTCAAAGCGGTGGTTGTTGGTGGCATTGTTCGATATCACTGCCAGATATTGCACACCGGTGGCTGATTGTACCCAAATTGTTTTGCTGTGATTATTTAGCAGGTAAAGTGCATCCACATTCGCTTCAGCAAAACAAGTAACAGGCATGTTCCGGGAAGCAACTGTAAAATCAAGAAACAGGTTTATTTCACCGATCCGGTACCGGTTTTTAATGATCCGGCGAATGATAGCTTCTGTAACTGCAAAAGAGCTGACAATCATCTTGTCAGCCCTTTCAATTCTATCCAGAAGTCTATCGAACACATGATGAAACTGTATTTGTTGATTTAAATACAGCACATCTCCTTTACTTGTCTCCTGAAATTTCATTGGTAATACCCAGTTTTTGAAGAGCCTCAAGCGTTTCTTTTTTCACTTCAGCTTTGTTCGTAACAAGGAAATCGAAACGTTTCTTGATCTCAGCAATCGTTTCATCACGCTTTGTGCCGGTTTTTTTATCCAATCCGTTCAATCCGCGCGACACATACGACCGGGCAGCATTAATCTGTTTGTACATTTCTGTACCAGGATCCTGAGCTTTCTCTTTTTTTACTTCAGGCAAAGTCCCGTTTTCAAGATAAAGTTCTATCACTTTCCAGTTGGCTGAAACGCGATCATCGAGCGTAATCAATTCTTTACGGAGTTTGGCCCGTTCACCATCCTTTTTAGCAGCTTTCATTTTCTCATGAATAGCCCTCATGAGTTTATGCTTTTCGCTGTTTTCATCATACAGAATCCGGAGAGGTTCCGGAAGTTCAGCAGGATTAATCTTTTCTCCAACCAGTTTAAACTTTTTATCCTGGTTCTGGATCCGGACATCGGTATCGGTTACATTTTCAGCATTGGCCTGAGCTTTCACTACCGGACCAATTGCCAACACCGGGCGATCAATGATCAGGTTGCGTTCAACTATCTTCTGGAGCTCATATTCAAGCTTAGTTTGCATCGATGAACCTTTACGGGCAAATTGCAAAGCCATAGCTCTATTGTGCGAAAAACGCACGAAAAGCAGATAACCTTCGTTGAAATCTTTACCGGAATTCATCCAGTCCTGGATCTCCTTCCTGTATTCATCAGTTTTATTTAAATCGTTCATATTTAAGTTGTTAAAAACCCCGACCCGGACAGAGCCGAGCCGGGGTTAATTTTCTATCTCTTAAAAGTAATTACGGATTTGGTGTGAATACACCGGTAGTGCAATCAAGGGTACCGTCAGAAAGAACGATATCGCCGCCATAGTTTGGCAGTGGAGTAAAGCAAGGTACTTCAACCTCAATAGTCAAACCTTTCTGGCTACCAGGTTCCCCGCCTGATGCTCCCTGTGGTTTGGTTTCGGTATCATAATCGATGTCACCTAATACGACATAGCGTTTTTCGCTCTGGTGTGGCAACTTGAAAATATATACCAGATTTGAATTGGCCGATTGCTTGGCATGGCTTTTAGCCGCAGCGCTGATATCAGGAAATAAAACTTTTCCCTTATTCATAAAGAGCTTGCACTCTTTTTCGCCGATTGATTCAAAGGTTACTTCACCTTTGCCCTGTGTAGAATGCAACCGGAACCAGGTCTTACCTGCAACCAGTTCGAAATCTCCTACCAGAAGCACATTGGCTTCAGGAGTGGCAGGAGCAGCAGCAACAACAGGAAAAGTTTTGATATCCGATTTGGGGATATAAAACAATTCGGTTGCAATGCCCGACGGGTTTACTTGCCCGTCGGTCCATTTCATGTCAGTAAAGAGTCCCATAACTATGCAGCTGGAGTTGTTACGGTTACAACATTCGAATATCCGTTATTCAGGCCATCAACGACAACCAAACGAACTTTATAAGTAGTTTCAGCAACCAAAGCGGTGATCTGTTTGGTAGTGGCATCAACAGCAATTGCAGTGTGCGTGGCATCAGCCCAGGTTACTCCATTATCAGAACTGATCTGAATTTTCAGAGAAGTAGCATCCTCGGCAGCGGTCCAAGTGAAAGTTGCAGTAGTGGCCGCTTTGGCACTATTAGCAAAGTCATCAATCGGATCAAGACATACTTTGAACGCTTTGAAATAACGTGGATCAAAAGTTTCGTAACCTACACCAAAGTAGGCCATCATAAAGAACTGAACCAATTTTGGATTGTCACATTCGCGGATCTTGACATTTTCCATGTCACTCATCTGGTCAACACCAAGTTTTACATTTTCTTTTACAGAAATGAAAATATATGGCTGACCTTCCATGTTATCGAAAGGAACCAATTCACATTTGCCTTTCGTACCAACCAAAGTCTTTTGCTCAAATCCGGTATTCCATGGAGCATGGCCGTATTCAACCTGGAACCAGTCTTCGTACATTTCGAGAATGGTTTGTGGAATGTAGAAGAATACCTTCTGTTTTTTCAAAAGTTTATTCAATCCACGCCAGTATTTTTTCAAAACATCACCAACATTGTCAGCAGATACTACAGTAGCGCTGTCATCGATGAAATTCTTCAGAGCAACAGAAACCTTTGGAGTTTGAGCGGTAATTTGGCTCACGATGATGGTAACATAGCCATTGAACAGGTCCATGGTTGTTTCACCATTAGCATTACGTTTTGCAATAAAAATTGCATCGTAAATGGCTTCTCCAACTTTTTTTGCAATTTCCAAAGCTACACGCTTTGCAATTTCGCGTTCGGTTGGTTTTTTGGCAGTTGGCTCAGTATAGAGTGTTCCCAAAATTGCATTTGGATCGAACTCTTTAACCACATCGCCCAGGAATGTTTCCCATTCAAATGGTTCGATTTTGGTGTTATCACTTGCACCTTTTTCGGTACGATACGGGCGCAATTGTGCATCGGTAGTTAAATTGCCACCAACAATTTTACCTTGAACACCTGTTTGAATTGAAACGTAAGGAAACATTTCATTCAAAGCAGCAACAACCATCGCCAGTAATTCCTTTTTATACGTGGTTCCGGCTGCGATCAGAGCTTGATTAATATCAATCATATTATTTTGATTTTTGAGGTTTCAAAATATTCATACAATTTGAGAATGCCGACATGAAATCCTTTGCAGGCTCATCCTTGTCTTCGGTGTCAAGGTTGTCGTTGTCAGTAATAACCGTGGCCGATTCGGCACCCGGTTTTTTCCCTAAGGCAACTAATTCAGCATCTTTGTCCTTAATGGTCTGGTTTGCTGTAGCAAGATCGTTTTCAGCCTTTATTTTGGCCTGTTCGAGGTCGGTGAATTCATTTTCCCTTTTTGCAAGGTAATCAAGAACGCTTTCCTCGGTGGGGTACTTATCCTCTGTGAGGACCGGGTACATCGCGCGAATTTTAGAAATGTCCATATCTGTAAAAATTAAAGTGTCTTCCGTTTCGGGTGGTATTGAATTTTCAGGAGCAATCCGGACAATCCAGTCGGTGAAAATGGAGCTGGTTGGTTCGAAAAGTTTAACCAAGTCGGAAAATTTAAGGGAAGCGGCATTTTGTATGACATTCTCAGCTTCGTAGTCTTCAACCTGAGCATACAAACCTTCTGCCTGAGCTTCTTCAGCAGTAAAATAATGGTCCTTAAAATCAAAGTATTTCTTCTCAACTTCAGCTTCGTCCAGTCCTGTTTTTTCGCAAACACTTGTAACCAGAACTTTTTGAACCTTGTCAAGAACCTCAAGGGCATTCTCTAAAACAAGGCGATTTCCCCAGGCTCCGGTAGATGGAGAATGAAGCATGAGTAAGCTGTTTATTGCCGGATGAACATTTTCAGGCTTTGGAGCCAGCAGCAATACAGCGGCCATCGAGGCGCACATACCATCGTTATAGGTGTGGATCTCTTTTGAAGAAGATGAAAGTGCATTGAAAATAGCTAAACCGTCAAATACTGATCCGCCTGGTGAATTGATCCGGACATTGATGATGTCGTGATCTTTTTCAAGATTTTTAAAATCACGCACAAACCGGCGGGCTGTAATACTTTCTTCCCACCAGCTTTCACCAATCACGCCGTAAATCAATACTTCGGCTGATTTGGTGGCTTTGTTCTGAATAATGTCGTAATACTTGTTTTTTGTGGTCATTGCAATGTACTATTAAGTAGCATTACAAGCTTACCACATCAGGCAGGCGAAATAAAGGACTTGTAATTACTGAACGATGTCATCATGTGGCGATTTGTAGGTAATCGTACATTTATAGCCTCCGAAACTTCCGGCGGTTCCGTCCAGTGCTTTTTGATGTACTAATCTGGCAGGATATTCATCATTCCCAAGTATGTAAACAGTCCCATTTGCATCTGTGCATCTAAACTGAGCCTTTCTATGGTCGATCGACTTAATTATTGAATCGTTGTTCGTGTTAAGTTTCGGAACCGACACATCAACGATAGTTATAAATTTTGTTCCTGCTCCGCTTTCCTGTGGATCCTGTTTTAATTTTCCGGAATATAGGATCTGCTCCAAAATTGTGAAATCTGGATTTTCGAGTAACCGGTACTCAATTTTGGTAATTACAGCTGCGTTCATGATTTTCAATTAAGTGTTTATGTAGCTTGTTTTTACATTTTTTCGTCAAAAAAATATTAAAACGTTGATTTTTCAACTCTTAGAAGCTTCTTAAACTGAATTTCTTCCTTTTTTCTTCGGTTTCGGTAGTCAATTTTTTTGATCATGTCTGAATTCGCTTCATTATTCCTGACCTTCAAGCCGCGCAGAATTGTGTTGATGATTGTCTTCTGGTCCATACCTTCTTCTTCATAACCAATCCTGAATCGTTCCCTTACCCAAAACTTAAATTCATATTCAATGGCATCTTTAAATTTATCTTCAACCCATTTGGGAATATAAATGAAGCGATACCGAAGCCAGTAACCATGCTCGTTGTTTGGCATTGGTAAAATAAATGTAACAGGATGATCGAGTACAGGACGAGACAAATTGATGTCGCCACTCATGATGTGCGCAAAAATCAACTTACCTATATCGTGCCTTCGGGATAGGATAATAAGTTTTTGATTGTCGCTGGCATTAAAGATAAAACGACAGAAAGCTTCGTGTAGTGGGTGAAGCGAGAATGTAATGCGGGGCTTGGTGTCAAGGTTTAAATTTTTAAGCATGGAGATATACCGGTTTTTAAGGTTTAACTAAAAAGCCGGTAATCGAAGCATTGCTAAAGTACAAACTTTATTTTTTAGTCTTATTATGTGAATTTTGCACGAAAAATGTGTAACGGCGTAACTTTGTAACTTTCTTTGATTAACTATTTATTAATCAAATATTTATATGTTACAATTCCCGTTTTTAAAAATGCAACTGCCTTGAAAAAAAATTGTAACCGTGTGTCCTATTTTTTGAGGTTACATTTTTTTTGTAACCGACACAAATCAAAAAATCAAAATGTAACCGTATAACTCTTTAATAATCATCTCTTTTTGAGTGTTGTTACAAAGTTACATTTTTTTAGTAGTAAATAAGCAAAAGGAAAGGAAAGGAAAAGACCGGGACACGCAAGCGAAGCCGGTCTGTGGGTAGTGACCCGGTGAACTGGCCATCACGTAACCAGTTCACATACGCCCTGGAAATTGCCCAATTAAAATGTGTTTTGGTGTTGGCTTTGTTCAGGCATAGTATAAGCCAGGGGCGGTTAAGAAGGTGTACCGGTGCGCCTTGATTTGGCGTCGGTGGGTTTGATTAATGGTCCGGGTTCGCTCCGGATGGCCATTACCGGACTTCACAGCATCGTTTCTTTGTTGAAGGGTATTGATCCCCGGACTGGAGCTTTTGTCAACAGTATTTCTCCGGTACTGATTTTTTACCCGATTCTGTTAGAATCGGGGCGTTCCGAATTAGTTTATTTGTATATAAATAATGATAAATAGTATGTTTGAAAAAACACATGTGTGTAAATGTATCGCTTAGGGGGTATGTCTGTAATGAGAGAAGCCTGACCGGTTAGGATCAGGCTTCTCTCGAAGTGTATCAATGTGTTTATTGTGGTACTTCTAAACAGACGGCTTTTAAAACTCTGTCTTCCCATTCGAGCGATTTGACCTGGTATTTCATTTCCTGGTGCACAAGCTGTTTATCGATGAACATTTCCTCGTGTTCCGTTTTGAAAAGGTATTTCTCGCGGGTTTTTCCCGTTTCGGTATGTTTCTGTAGGATATAGAATTTGACGATCATATAAATCACATTAATACAACGATGCTACCTTTTTGCGGCTCGGCCACCAGTTCAAAATTCATTTGCTTCTCTCGCTCGTACATAGCAAAACAAACCTTCCGGATGCGTTCATATTGCAGCTTCGTCATCGAAACTGATGGATGAAAATGATCCTCTTTCATCCGCTTGTATAAGTCCCGTACCGTTGTTTCGTTTCTGCCATGGCAACTGTCTTTGCCAAACTCGATACTGAACTGTGAATCATGAAAGCGATTCATCTCTGTACTAATGAAAATATGGAGTTTTTCGATAACCTTAAATTGTTTTTCTTCACATCCATGTGGCCGCGAGTAAACATCTTGTTCCATCATCGCTTGAATGGTCACATCGTGAAAGCCACCTCTGGGCTTTCGACAATAGAAATAGTGTACTTTCATTCGGTTACTCCTTCCTGGCTTAGTTCTCTTTTTATGGGTAAAAATGTCATGCTGAAGGCGTGATCCGGATGAACTCCTGCATAGATGCACAAGTGAGCATTGTCATGGTGTTGTTTCTTGAAAAATAAATCCTGGCATCGTGGATGCTGTTTGTTGACTTCATCAACCTTTACGGCCACTGAATCAACAAATGTCTCTAGTGTGTCGTCTCCCAGGATCATGGTTCCGTCCTGCGCATGAGCAAATTCCTGCAATACCCTCCAGGCATTGTTCTTTGCCGACATGTTCACGTTGGTTTTAATGTAGTACTTTTTCATAATTTGGATTTTTATTGGTTATTAGAATGGTAAATCTCTTTCGAAAATCAACTTCCAATAGGTTGTTCGCTTAATCTTAATCACGTCGATTCCAACTATGCTCAACGTTTCGGTTTCACCATCAGGATAAAGAATAAAGATGTCTTTTACTTCAGCTATAACGATTCCAAAAAATACCTGAATAGAGAACCATTCCCGGTCACCGCTTTTATATTCTACTTCTATAAGCTTTTCAGTTTTGCTGTAATCGCATGGAGTAAGCCATTTGGGTAGTTTTCTTGTCCATCCCGGATGTGAATATCTCTCCTTACCATTACAACATACAGGCTCTTTTACTAGCTGCTCATTAGGAATCTTGATGAATTCAATTTTCTTTTCCATAATTAATTTATTTGAGATCTGTTTTTGCTTTTTTCAAGGTTATATTCCCATAATCCTCTCAAGGCTTCCGGAGGGATTTCGAACTTCCGGATCTTGGTGTAGTCAGTATTGAATTCAACACCTCCGCCATAGGCATAAGAGCTGATATAGAGCTTCACAGCTTCCATAAATTGCTCCCGGGTCTCTTCTTTGCACAAATTCGCGATTGTGAACGTGGTATCGGGCTTGGCTTTATCCAGAAACTCAAAAACTGATTCGCTGTATTCGTCTCCTGTTCTCATAATCAGAATGGTTTATCTTTTTCGTCAGGGGGCGTAGTGAAATCTGAATCGTCAGAAAGGTCGAGAGGATTAAGTTTTTCAGTTTTTGTTTGCACATAGATCATGTCCTCGGTCGTTCCGTTGACTTTTTTACTAATTCTCTTCTGGCTATTCTGGTAGGCTTTCGGGTTAAATATAAATCCGTAATAACGGCACCAGCTCTTCATGGCCTTGGTAAACTTATTGGTAGTCCAGGATGTGTTCTTTGTTTTATCCTGAAAGTTTTTGAGAGCAACTTCTTTGACGATCAAGGCATCCACATTCAATCCTTCCAGATCAAAGTAAGCATCGGCCCAATCCTTAAATGGCTGAGTCATTTCGGCCAGCATATTCCGCAGATTTACGTTTCCCATAGGTGGGTTAACCTTACGGGGTGAGGGGACTGACAAATAAAACCGGATGCACTGGGCGAAAAAATTGAAATCGGCGTTCCATTCAGCTTCTGAGTAGTCAAACCCAAACAAATCCTTACCAAAATCATCACGGATACCCCACGTTTCGTTGTAATCGTTCGAATCTGATTGCTGATGATAATAATCGGAAAATACAGTATAGAGTAAACGCGCCTCGAGCGATGGATCAAGATTACGCTGTGCATGGTTCGAAGTAAAAACAAACTTCGGGGCTTTCTCAAACGGGATCTCGTAGGACTGGTTGTTTTTCGGGTTCACGATCAGTTCACCGGTTACCGAATCGTAGAAAAACTTGTAGTTCAGGTGTTGATCGGCATCATCAACCAGGATGTAATCGGTATGCTCAGTAACCCGGTCATATAAGTGTGGATTGTCTGTCAGTTTCGGATTCCTCCCTGAGAGCGTTACCGACTTCATAAAGGGGCGCAGCGCCTTGTATGCTGCCGATTTTCCGGAGCGGCCATTACTTTCACCTTCTTCGCCGATCACGTTGTCCATGGCGAAAATACACCAGGCTTTCGATTGTGTTTTGTACCGGTGCAGCACGTACCCAATCGAGAACATTTTATTGATCAGATGGTGTTTTTGCTCGATAATTTCCTCTGCAGTGAGGTTCGGACCATCAATACTGAATTTGTATTTGCTACGGTACTCCTGTTGGTCCTTCTCCAGAACGTTCTCGAGCGACTTCTCCAGCTCTTTGCGCCAGTGAATCCGCGACGCATTGATCAGAAATTTGAAATAGTTTGAATTGGTATTGAAAATCTCCATGTTGTATCCATGAACAGGATCTTCAGTGATCTTGAAAAAATCATCGATCTTTTTCACGTTGTGGGTGATCACTTCATCTTCCCATACATAGCGGTCGATCTCTCCAGGGCGACTTTCGAATATTTCCCCTGCAGTAACTTTCCAGGTCTTATTCTGAAAAAACAGGTACTGGGCATCGTGATCGTAGTCCGTGAAATCAATATCGATCTGTTTTAAGCCAGTCAAAGTGCCTTCACCAAGCCGGTTGGTATTCAGGAGGAGCTCAAGTACTTCATTGCTCAGGTATTTGTCTTCGCAAAAGCTAATCAGGAAAGCTTTAATGTCTTTCGTCTGTACTTCCTTAACAATGTTTCCTTTTACCTGGACAAACATTTGTCCGGTTTTCGAGTTTTTATTCTCAAGCTGGAAGAATCCGTTCGACTGCAAAAAGAACCTGGTATTTGTTGAGCTCAAATTGTACTTGATCCCGCTCTTTCCGGCTGAAGTGGTCCAGAAACGGAGCGGTTTTGCAACCTGAATCAGCTTTTTAAAATCCCAGTCGGAAGGATAGATTTCGATATAATCCAAAAAATCTTTACGCGAACGGCCACGGATATCTTTAAACTTCCGGAGCGAATCCGGAAGCCAAATATGTTTGATGTCCATGTACTCCATTCCCAACTTAATGGCAGCACGAACGCCGGTTTCATCAATATCCGGAAGATTATACAGGTTTTCGACACAACGCATGATGGACTTGTAGTCTTTCCCGGATAAATTGGCCGTTTCGGAGTTCATCCAAAGCGGATAATAACCATACCCGGCACAATTCAGCGCATCGCGCTCACCTGAACAAATGATCGCTTCATCCAGTTTGTCGATCGTGTGATCCTTATCATCTTCTGATTGTTCCCGGAGCTGCTGATCCTTGAATTTTTCGTAAGCTTTATTGAGTTGCTCAAGGCCGTTGATATAGTCCTTTGGTTTGGATCCAACGTACCTGAAGCGGTATTGCTTCTCCGGATTAAGCGGCTGATAAATCTTTTTCCAGTCGCTATAGTCGAACATGAAAATCGGATATCGATCGTTTGAACTGGTGATAAGCGCCTCACGGTTTTTGACATAGGTAAACGAATTGAGTGCAAATACGTGATAGCGGTCGCAAATGTCTGCAGTTACCTTCGGTCCCAATACCTTCAGCTCGGATTCAGTAATTTTTTCTTTCACGTTGAAGATGTAATCACCTTCTTTTTCTTCAGGTGTGGCAGGTCGTTTATCGAAATCCGGTTTATTCAATTCCGATTTGATACCGCCAACACCATGCCGATCGGCAAGCATCACTAAAGCTTCACGGAAGGTAATCGACTCTTCTTTCATACAAACCTGGATTCCGTTTCGGGGAGTCTGGTCACCACCGAAGTCGGTAACTACCCAGGTGCCATCCTGAAGCTGCTTGAGTGATGCTGATGGGGTTTTTTCGTCGCCCCTGATTTTAAAACGTTTATCGGCATTGGCCTGTGCCGCCTTTGCCTGTGGATAATAATGAAAAATAATATCGAGTCCGCCTGCAGTGGCGTCAATAATTTCTTTTTGTTCGATGAATGCCATGTGGTTACAGAGTTACAAGGTTACGGTTTGGAAGCGTTGAATCGGTGTGGCGATCAATTATCCAGGCTCTGTAACTTCAGGAGTCCAGGTATCATCACGGCCATCCTTATGCTCTTCAACCCAGCGTTCGACATACGATTTTACTGCAGTACGCCAGTCTTTCTGTGATTTGGTGGCCAGCTTCGCGGTTTCAAATGCGTTTTGCTGTTCACCGGCCAGATTGCGGCTTTCGGCCAGCTTCATGTATTCTTCAATTTCGCCCGACCAACGAACCCGGGGAAGGTAAAGCCAGTCAGGTTCCATGCACATGGATAGTTTGTCGGCAAAACAGAGCTTTGAGGGTTTTGCGCCTTCCTTTTTTGCCAAAAACCGGGAGTGATACCTGGTAAAATCAGACCAATAAAATAGTTCATCATCGGGCATATTTACGGTGTCGCGATAAAATACCTTTGTAAAATCGAACAACCATTCCATAATCTCAGAACCAAGTTCCGGATGCGTCTCCCCTTCAGCTCCATCCATGTTTGGTTTGCCCCAGTACCCGATATCGTGTACAAAAAAGGCGATCCACAAGCGAGGATCCCAGGGGAAGCCATAGAGTTTCCACCAGGCAATAAATACAAATATTGGATGTATCGCGAAGCAATGAGCTCCGAACAGTACGCTTTTAGTTCCTACTTTCATGACTATCCGTTTTGAAGCAGCTGCAGCTGTAGTTTGGTAATGTTTACAATGGCGCTCACGTTGTTACAAACCTGTTTGGCCTGACCAACATATTCAGGTTTATCGCGAACTTTATCGATATCTTCTAATAATTTATCGCTTAGCGTTTTAAAAAGGTCTTTTGTATTGGTATATATTTCAGGAACATACGCTGTTTTATTTGTTGCCGGAAGATTCTTGTTCATGGTTTGAACTTCAACCTCTTCCACAACAGGAACTTCTTTAAAACATGCTAGGAACAGGCCTATTTTTTCTTCGTTTTCCTTGATAAATTTCTGAGGTTCGCCGTCGATTTCAACCAAAATTTGAATCTCACCCGGATGGGTGGCATCGAACGATTTAATTACTGCAGATTGATTGCGATAGTAGTACGTTTTACCACCATTAATCATTTGTTGTAGTTTCAGTAAGCTCATTGATTGTTCTTTTTAATTTTATTTGACTTCTTTTTAATTCAATCAGTTCGGGCATTTCAGCAAATGCTGGTTTCAATTCAGGCGCCCGGTGTGTCAGTTTAGCCAGGATATAACCGTCGGTTAGCTCATTGCGGCCAGAGTTCCTATCAAGATGATCGGCCCGATCTACCAGCTCCCAGTTCTCCGGATCGCAGTTGAGAGAATCTCCGTTTTTAGATCGCAAAATCTTATCTTCCGGAACAGGTCCATTTTTTTGCTCCCAGTTGTACCGGTGCAATAGTTCAAACTTTCCTTTTTCAACCCTGATATGTTGATATGGATGCCCGTGCGAATCGATCCGGGTGGATGTATAACCATCGTGCTTTGTATTTTGAGGTTCATTCCCTGGCTTAATCCAAGACGCTGAACATAGTCTGGCATTTATCGCCAACAATTCTTTTTGCGTCCTTGATAGTCCTAATTGCTTCATTTTTGCCTTTACACCATCTGCACTCCGACCTATTACTTTTGCAATTTCAGTGTTTGATAGTTGGCGATAATTATTACGGATAAACCGTACATGCTCTTCGCTGAATGGAATTCCTAGACAGGGTCTTAGTTTCTCATGATAAACAAAGGTTTTTACCCTCGAAACGGTTTCTCCAATCTGTGCAGCCATTTCCTCGTACGACAGGATATTGGCATTTTCGCGCACAAATTGTCGGTTTGCCTCGCTGAAACTGAAATTGGTGCGGAGAATTTTATTATTGGATGCAAATGCTTTAATGCATTGCTTTCTGATGTTAAGTTTTTCGCCAACCCATTGAGCGCCGTACTCCGGATAATACTTCCGTATAAAGTCTTTTTGCTTGGGTGTGTAAACAGATCTTCCCATTTTCATATAATTATTTGATATTCTTTAACTTCAAGCTGTTCGGGCTTTGTGATCTCAGTTTCGTTACCATAGTAGTACCCTGATATGTGACAACGGATCCTGATAGCATCATGGCCAAAACTATCTTTAACCAGATAGGCTTTTTGTCCTGGACCTTTCAATCCTTCAACAGCAGCGAAAGCTTGCTCTTTGTTTCGTGGCTTGAGGCGCATATCGGTTCGTTTACGTCCAGTTTCAAATTGTCGAGAAGTTTTACCAGCGGATCATCCGGAAATTTTACAGGTTCCATAGGACATTATCTTTCAATTTTTATTGGTTGAGTATTCATTTGTTTCTTGCTATCGGCGCCGTGAGAGTTGGTGCCGTTCATCCGCATTTGGTAGAAATTAGATTGCAACAGCAAGTCGGTTTCTATCAGCTCTGTCTTGGAACAATTTTGAAGAAATTGCTCCGGAGTGATCTCCAGGATAAACATTTTATTAAGGCTTGGCATCAGAATTAACTTATAGGTTAATTATTGAAGGAATTGGAATGGCCAGTGTCCTGTTGGTCGCTCCCACCAGTGACGGGAACGGCGCGTCCAGTCTTTTGCCGGCGAAAGACAATTTTCGTATTGAAGTGTGAGCTGGGCTATGCGATTCCGGTGTTTGCGTACTTTTTTCTGCAAATGAGCAACTGTTGATGGAAGATCGTGCTTAACTACTGCATGAGTTGTTTTTGGTTGATTATAGACTACAGATTTAGAACTGCTGCAGCTGCTTCCAATGATTAAGAATAGAACGAGGGTTGCGATTGCATAAATATGGATCGAGCAAAGTCCGGATACGGTCAGTTTTGGTTCGTGTAATTCGAAATACTTTTCTTCTGTTTTTGACATGGCTATTAACTTATAGGTTAAATTTTTCCTTTATTCGCCGCTCTGTCACGGTTAAATGAATGGGTTTGCCTTTGATTTGTCGATCGAGTTGAACGCGGTATTGGTGCGAACATTTATTCTTACTCAACCAGGTAGTATTAACATTCACAATGCGGCCTTTTTCAATTGGCTTTTCAGGTTCGTGCGACCGATAATTTTCAACTTTTACACGGTCGCCGGGAAAAGCAATTGGAAGTTTTATAGTCATATAGTTAGACTTGATTTTGAAGGTTAATAAATTCGTCCATTAATTTTTTAAAGCACCGGTGGCTTTCTGCCGGAATCAGTGCCCTGATTTCATCCCTGTTTTGTTCCCAAAAGCCTCGCATTTTATCGTCAGTATTGTAAGGATAGAAGTCAAGCTGATTTTTTAAATGTTTCCTGGCTTGAACTACGGTCGCCTGATCGATTCGCCGATAACCTTTCTCTTCAATTTTTGTCTGAAGTCGAATAAGCTTTTCGATGAAGCGGCGGGCATCCTGGGCAAACAT